CCCCTTCTACTATTTTGTAACCCTGAGATTCTAAAAGAGATGCGGCTTGGTTTACATTAGAAAGATAGCGCAATCCCAGTGCTATTTCTAGTTGGTCAGTAGACTTACACAGCATATCTACCCATGCTTTGACTTTATATGTTTCAATTGAGTGAACATACTTCATTCTTTCTTCGTGAGTTTTGGCTTTTTGCATTGAATGTTGTAAATCAGTGGCGTATAACTGAATAACAGTTTTGCTATAGTTTCTAACTAAACGCATTGCTTCCACATTTTTGTTAATTGTTTCTGTAGGAGATTCTCCTTTTATTTGTACAGGTTGTTCTACAGATGCTTCAACATATCTTGTCGCTATTTCTTTGTTTACATGCTCTTCTACTTTAATTTTAGCTTCTGCTTGTTTTTCCGACTGAATTTGTTCTGCTAATGGTTCTCCAGTTACATTTTGTTTTAGCTGAACCCAATTACCAGACCTACACCATCCACTAAGAGTTTTTCTGGGAATACCAGTTTCTTTATGTATTTCAATTAACGTTTTACCTGATAAATATTTTTCTAAACACTCATCTTTGGTTAATGTATTTCTGTTATTCATATAATATTTATATGTATCTATTGTCATAATAGCCATGTTAATTTCAAAAAATGAATTAAACCCAAAGTTTAAGCAAAAAATAAGACAAGCTACACTAGACAATGCTGCATCTTCTGGTATAACTCAAACCATTTCTAATTTTTATAAAGTGCCAGAGTCTTACAAAGATTTTTTATCAGACTGCTGTAGAATTAGATCCGGTAACAAATTTGTGCCTTTTGTTCCTTATGACTACCAAGTGGCTGTATCTGACCTCATAGATAAAGCTAGAGGGGTTATCATATTCAAAACTAGGCAAATAGGAATTACTGAATGTATAGCCGGTAAATTTCTGCATAAAGCATTGTTAAACCCAGCTTACGCAGCTGCCGTATTAAGTTTAGGACAGAGTGAAAGCAGTAATGTTGCAACTAGAATTGAATCTATGCCAGCTAAAATAAAAGGCTTAGAGTTTGTGGTTAATTCTAAAACAAAATTACACTTTAAGAATGCTGGCAAGATATGGTTTAGACCAGCAACAGATAATGCAACACGCTCCCTTGAATCAATTAGTGATATTTTTTATGATGAATCAGCTTTTCCAATTAACTTTGAGGAAATTTATGCAGCGTCCGCTCCCTCCCAGGAAGCAGTAGGTGACGCTGCTAGAACCATTATGGCTTCTACTATGTCTGAATTAGGTAAAGCATCTACTTTTTGGAGAATGTTTGCATCAGACAATCAAATTGACGCAGAAGAAGTTATTAATAAAATAAAGAATGGTAAAGAAGAACCCTGTTATTCATGGATTGACAAAAATGGCTGGGGCAAAATGATAATTCACTGGAGTGCGCATCCCGTGTACGCATCTTTTCCGGATTATTTAAAAAAAACCAAAGAAAAGCATAAATTAAAAGATGAGCAATTGCAACGAGAATATAACCTAGGAATACCTGCTTTTGGAGGTTCATTGTTTAATCCAGCTTCTATAATAGAGTGCGCTAAAGGAAAATGGGAAACACCAGAGCCAGGTAGGTATTACATGGCTGCACTAGATCCTAACTTTGGTGGAACAGACTACTGGGAATTACTTATTTTAGATATAACACAACCACCTTATTCCGTGGTTGCCCAGTACAGAGAAAACAATAGACAAACTACATTTTGTATAGAAAAAAGCCTTAATTTAATTGACGTATATATGCCAGTATTATTTGCTATAGAAAATAATTCTGGTGGTGCAATTATTGCGGAAAACATAGCTGCATTAAGACCATCTTTATATATGGAAACAGTAACACATTCTAGGGTCTCTAAAATGGTAAACACTGATAGGCTGGCATTAGCTTTAGAAAACAATGAATTAAAATACCCTCCAGACTGGGAAGGTATTCCAGAATTCAAAAACTTTTCACTAATAGAAAGAAAAGCTATATTTGGTCATGACGACTGTGTTATGTGTTTAGCTGTGGCTTTTGCGGTAATAGATATTGCATTAAAACGCAAAGGAACTAGTTATAAAGCAGCCATTGGAACTGTAGTACCTCCCAAAAAAAGCAGGTTTCGCTAAACAACAGGCTTTTTTCGAGGTCTACCCACTTTTTTCTTTTCTTGAACAGGGTTAAGAGCCATTCTTTTTTCCCTGCTTTTTCTTTGCTTTTCTGCATTATATGCCCTGCCTTCTGGTGTTATCTTTTTCCAGCATGGGGAGCATAATGGGTCTCCATTTCTATCAACATGCTTCCATGTTCCATCAATTTTAATACTAGATTTATTTAATCCAGCCTCACAATTACAGCATTTACCAGTAACCGTGCCAAATTTTAGTTTTTTAATGGCAGAATAAGATATATCTGGATTTTCCTGTTGTAAAATCTCCCTTTCTGCTTTTTTGATATATCTAGTGCCATACTTTCTTTTGTCTGACATAATTAATTCCTTCATAAACTTTATTTAAATCATGTCAAACATTTTAAAAAATGTCAACAGCATAAGCAACACAAAAAATTGTCAAAAATAATATAAAGGGCAACCGTTAAAATACATGGTTAACTATTCTAAGATCTTTAATAAAATATGGAGTCTGTTTAGGCGACAGGGTACTGGATTGCAAGGTGTTAGACAATCAATTATGTATCCTAACTCTCAATCCAATAACTTAAAGTTGCATTATGACATCCCTGAAACTCCTATACGTCCAGTTTATGGTGATTTAAACAATAGCTATGATTTACTAGAAATGTATCATTGGTGTTTATGGGTAAGACACAGTATTGATACGGTCGCAGCAGATTGCTTTCAAGAGGTGGGTGGGCAAGTTACCAGTTGGTATGTTTCTGACACACTTAATGATGGCACTAAAGTAGCGCCAGAAATTCTGGAAATAGCTAAAGAATTAACTTACAGTAGAAATGGCAAAGATTTAATACTAGGCGGAGATGCACTAATGCGTGCAGCTATAGAATGCTTAGCTTTTGGAGATAGCTTTCTAGAATTAGGGCTAGACAAAGTTGGAGGAAATTCATCTGATTGGGATATTGTATCTAGTCAGTTTTTACCACCTTTTTCTATATTTGCTGAAAGAGATGCGCAAAGTCAGACAGTTAAATACATACAAAGAACCAAGTTAACGCCTTCCGAAAATGATATAGAGTTAAATCCTGTTAAAGTTTTACATTTTCGGTATAAGCCAAGAGGACTATATGGTAATCCTATAACTTTTCCGGCTTTAGAGCCTTGGCGTAAATTTAAAGAGGCCTCTATATCATTAGAAACTGCAGCAAAAGATGTGGGAATTGTTCCATGGCTGCATATATTACCTAAAGATAAAACAGAACAAGACAGAATTGATTACATGGAAAGGCATGAATCTATGTCTTCTTCTGGCATCATAACCAACATGTATTTGTTTAATGACTCTGATATTAGAAAAGCAGTTAGTGGTAGCGGGGATTCTTTGGAGTCATTGACAAATTACTTAATTCAATTAGCTAATCAATGTATCCCACCACGCGTTCCGGTGTGGCTTTTCCCTGGATTAACAGATGCTAGTGGCAACACAAGAGATATTTTAGGGCAACCTGCATTAACTTATTCTCGTTTAATCGCAGAAGTTAGATCTTTGCTGGGAGAACAAATAAGATGGGCTATTTGCCTTAAAGTAGTTTTGCGTTATGGTTATGATTTTTACCTAGAAAACAGAAATTTTGATGTTAAGTGGCCTGAGTGGGTTTTAACTCCTTTAAGTGATTACGTTAGAAACATGAATGAATCCACTAATAACGCCAGCAATCCGCAAAACAATCAACAAAATAATTTACAACAGGAGGATAAAGAAAATGAACAAATTTAACCCAGAAATTAAATCTGTACTGCCTTCTTTTATGGAGTTAATTAAAAAAACTTTTATCACAGATGAAGACATCGAAGATTACATAAAAGACTGGAATGACAGAAATCCAAGTTACAGTGGGATATTAGAGGCAGAGCCAACTATTGAAACGGAAGGTGAACAATAATGGATTTTTCTTTTGATACAAAATCTCAAAGATTTAGATATAAAACAGGTATCTATGCCGGTAGATTTGTGTCAAGAAAAGATGTCCAACAAATAATAGAAACTAACATTAAACTAATTGCTAATGACATAAGTGTAATTACTGATTTACTACTTGAAAATAAAATAAGCGTCAGCACATGGGAATCTGCTATGGCTGCCGCTATTAAAAAAGGTCATACGCAATCTTATTTATTAGGCAAAGGTGGAACTTTTCAATTCAACCCTAGAGACAAAGGTATTCTTGGCAATGTATTGTCTATGGAATACATGTATCTAAGGCGATTTGCTGAGTCTATAAACAAAGGTGAACTAACAAAAGCACAAATAAAAAACAGAGCAAAATTATATGCCAATTCTTTCCATAAGTTATATGAAAGAGGTGTATTTGAGTCGCATAAGCAAAATGGTTATTTTTGGGAGAAATGGGTAACTTCTGTTGATGGAGAAATTTGTAACGATTGCATAGCATTTAGTCAGTTATCATGGCAAAGAATAGGATTTTTTCCACATATAGGAGTCGCTACAGAATGCAAAACAAACTGTAGATGTAGTAAAATTTATTCCAACTCTGCAACAATTCCAGAAACAAATATTTTATCAACAAAAAGCGGGTGGCTACATGGAACTTTTAGCAAAAGATCAATCTTTAATTGAAAACATTATGTATCCTTCTAAAGGTAAACGAGTTTTATACATGGGTAATCCGGTTCCCATAGACTTAGATAAAATAAAAACTGTTACAAAAAACATGGATTGGGATCCAGAAGAATGGTTTGTTTTTCCGTTAAGAATTAGCGATAATTTTCTTAGTAGAAGTAATAGAGTATGGCATGATGAAATTCTTAATCAATTTGCTAAAGATATGGTTGGTAAACCACTTCTTTATAATCATGATTGGGATAGTCCAGATGAGTCAGTCGGAATTGTATTTGATTCTTTTGCGTCAGCAGATAGCCCTTCTGACGAAATAATAAGCAGTGGTAACAGAAAAAAAAGTAACTATAATATCTTAAACAAAAAAGGCTATAAATGTGTTTATGCTTTAGCTGCAATACACGCATCTAAACAAAATGACATTATGTCAGTTAAAACAATGAGAATTGACAAATGTTCTACAGGCGGCATATTAAGTGAAGTTGATGTAATTTGCCCCCATTGCTCTGAAGAATATGGCAGAGAAGTTAGTTTTTTTGAAATAGATGAAAACAGCAACTATATCTGTCCACACGAAATGCCCGGAGGATACGAATACGAAGAAGACAGTTTAGTTGCTGATTACGCTATTTGGACTGGTAACATGGAATCAGTCGAATTATCTCTGGTAGTTTGTGGTAATCTACCAGGGGCATCCGTAGTGCGTTAAACCGTTAAGCTGCTTTACGCTTCTTTGGAAACAATACAGCGCAAATATCCGCATCAGTCCAGGTCTCATGCTCAGTTAATACTGGTTTGACCGATTTCGCGTTTACGTCGTTGACAAATAAAGACGCAATATTCTTACCATGCAGCTGAGAAGGCGGTCTTTCTAGTTGGAGTTTTAGGCTACTACCTCCAACTATTTTAAATAAATCTCCACCGTAAAGACAGTATTGATTTGTGTTTGGAAATGGTGTTGATGCTGTCATTGATATCACTTGGTACTT